ATCTAACAGGTATGTTGGTATCAAAACAAAAAGAACCTAAAGCAGATCAGTGGCACGTGGTCGAGTTTCCAGCAATCATGGACCATGGACCAGATGACCAAGTACCAGTATGGCCAGAGTATTGGAACATTGATGAGTTAGAGAAAGTAAAAGCAACACTACCCGTTGGTAAATGGAACGCGCAATGGATGCAACAACCAACGTCTGAGGAAGGTGCAATTATAAAACGTGAATGGTGGAGACCTTGGAAACACGATTGGATACCTGATTTACATCACGTTATACAATCTTATGATACAGCGTTTATGAAAAAAGAAACAGCAGACTATTCTGCTATAACCACTTGGGGTGTATTCTATCCTAACGAAGATAGTCCAGCTAATCTAATACTATTAGATTGCATTAAAGAACGATTTGAGTTTCCAGAACTACGTCGTAAAGCTCTTGAGCAATATAAATATTGGACTCCTGAGACGGTAATCATTGAAGCAAAAGCATCTGGATTGCCTTTAACGTATGAACTTAGACAAATGGATATTCCAGTTTCTACCTTTACACCGTCGAAAGGAAATGATAAGCATGTAAGAGTTAACACATGTGCACCTCTTTTCGAGTCTGGAATGATCTGGGCGCCAGAACAGAACTTTGCTGAAGAGGTTATAGAAGAATGCGCAGCATTCCCACATGGTGATCATGACGACTTAGTTGATTCTATGACTATGGCTGTTATGCGATTCAGGCAGGGAGGCTTTATCTCTCACCCCGAAGATTATGTAGAAGAACAATCAGTGCCTAGAAAAAGGAATTATTATTAATTATGGGACCAACTGCATTAAAATTTTTTCATTCGCTGGCAAGAAAAAATTTAACTAAAAATCAAGGATCAGGAATTATAACTATTCCAAATAGGATGAGAAGTGAAAGCGAAGCATCCGCAATGGTACAAACTATTGTAGATAGTGGTCTTCCTTTAGAAAAATTTGATCAATTTATAAAATCAGAAGACGATATTTTAAAATATTTAAATATAATTAAAAACGCAAACAAGCCAAAAGTAATACCTGCAGACAGTCTTGAAGGTAGAGGTATTATGGAAGCATTACTTGGTAAACGAGGTGAGGTTGTAGACATGGCTGGTAAAAAACTTGACACAAGTCAAGGCATCATGGGTGGTAAATCTGTAAAAGAATTAATGGACTCTGGTCAAGTAACCAAAGGTCCAAGAGGCATGAAGAAAAGTAAAAAAATTAAAGACCGAGAAATGTTTCAAGATGCTAACAAAAGATTAAAAACAGATGTAAATAAAATTATTGCAGATATAAAAGCTATGGATCCAATGGACTCTATGAAAGAAGCAAACTCTGTTATTGGTAGAAAAGGTAAATATAAAAATTTAACACCAGAAGAATCTAAAAAAATATTAAAAGATACAGAAGATCATATTTTTGAAAGAGACATACCTGAAGAAGATTTTGCAGACGGCGGTGTTGCAGGATTACTAGGTGAGAGAAAAGCATTTCAAGGTGGTGGCGCTGACATGGGAACAGTATCTACACCTACAAGAACAGCTACAGCTAAAAGTGTTAGCGTTTCTCCAAGTGGTAATGTTACAACAAGCAGAACTAAAGGACCAGATAGTCCAGATGACAGAAGTAATCCTGATCAAGACCACGTTCAAATGTTGGTTAAAGCTGGTTACACACCAAAAGAAATAAATGCAATAACAAACCCAAGTGCAATAGATAAAATAAAACAAAGTCGTTTTAATACTCCTTTTACAAGAGGAGCTGCTAGAACAGCTGCGTATCTGTACAATCCTATGATTGCAGGAGTAGAACTTCGACAATTAATGCAGGGTAAAGATTTATACGATCGTACAAAACAACAAATTATAGATCCCGTTTATGACGAAGACGATGTGACTTTAGGAATAGGTTTTGCAGATGGTGGACCAGCAAGACAAAACTTTGCCATGGGCCGTCGTGCATTTTTAAAAATGTTAGCAGGCACTGGCGCAGGAATTGCGGGACTTAAATCAGGAATAATTGGAGCGGGCGGTAAGAGTGCAACTAAAAAAGCTGTAACAGAAACTGTTAAATCTGCAGGATCAACACCTCCTCCATACTTTTTTAAATTAGTAGATAAAATTAAAACAATGGGTGATGACGTAACAGCAAAAACTGCAACACAGGAAAGACAACAAGTTACAAGATACAAAGATTATGAATTAACAGAAGATGTTGGAACAGGAGAGCAAACAATTCAAAGAATTAAAATAGATGATGGTAACCCTCAATACTATGATGAAACTTTAGCAGAAGAAACTTACATGAATTATAAACCTGGAGCAGGTCAAGCTGATGAAGGAACAAAAGGAATTCCTGCTGATGAATATATAGAAGACACTTCATATTTAAGAACTAGTGGACCACAAAAAGGTGAAATTTATGATACTGTTGATGGTGTACCCGATGATGTTATTCAAGAAGGAACTATGTTTGAAGATAACATAACAGAGTTTGGAAAAACTAAAAAAGCAGACGGTGGTCGTATTGGTTTTGACAGTGGTGGGTCTCCTCTACAAAGATTAAGACAGTCTTTAGTTGATGATCTTATGTATAAATTTCCTAGTATGAAAGAAGAAGATATGCAGATGATAGTAAAAGATATAAACTTAGGTATGAGTGCTGAAGAAGCACAAGCATCTATGTCTGCAAATTTTATAAAAGTGTTTGGAAAATCTGGCATGTTTTCAACAGGCGGCATCGCTAGAATGTTAGGCGAGTAATGGACATATTAAATTATATTGACAAAATGCAAGAGATGTACGAAGGCAAGCCAAGATCCAAGGTTCCTGGACCACGGAACATGTACGCACAAGGTCAGTTAGTACAACCCAACGCCGACGGATCACGGCCCGGGTATAGTGGATTACCTGATGGAATAACAAAAACCCCTGCTGGAAATTACAAAGCAGTTGCTAGCAGGTCGGGTAAATTTTTAAATTTAACAAAAAAATCTTTAAAAGAAGCCAAAACAATACTAGCAAAATTTAAAAAAGATAACCCATTTAAAACAAAAACTAGAAAAACAACAACAATTTCTAAAGATAGATTAAAAGTTTTAAATAAATATGCACAAGATGCACATGGTTTAAATTATAAAGATTTAAGTTCAAGTCAGGGAAATGAAGTTTATAATACAGCTCGTAATCGTGATTTTGAATATAGATCTGCAGGTCAAGATCCTTTTCCTACAGACAAAAAAAATAAAATTATAAAATTTGCAAAAGAAAAAAATATTAAATTAGATTTTGACGAGTATCCTAAATACGGAGTTCCAAAAGATGTTAAAGGAAAAAGAAACACTAATTATACAAAATTAGTTAATTTTAAAAGCAGAGGTTTTAAAGATTTTGAAAAAGATCTTTTAAGCGAGGCAGACCGTATAAAAGTAATGGATAATTTTGAATTACCAGAAGGTATAAAAAATTGGGATTTTAATAATAATAAGTATGGTATTCCTTTTCAAGGTAATGAAAATATAAGTAAAAGAATTTCTTTTAAATTAAAAGAAAAAAAGAAATACACAGTAGCAGGAGATTTTTCAACACCAAAAGGTTGGATGATCCATGCAATGAATAGATTGTATAAGAATGAAACTATATTAAAAGATGGTAAAAGAGTTTTAAAAGAAGGTATAAAAAAATTAACATATGAACCAATAAAAAACAACGCAGGTGTTATAGTAGGTTTCAAGGATAATACAGAAGCTGGAGGTGGTAAAAAATACTATAGTATAAAAAAATATCAAGATCAGTTTGGAGATGGTACAGCGTGGACTGCTCATGGAGATCATGAAAGAGTTAAAAAATTTTTAAAAATAGCAAAAGGAGCTCAAGTAGATGATCCTGGTAAACTTCTTCAAAAAATATTAGACGATAAAGGTATTACTAAATTACTAGGAGAAAATAGACCTCTTAGATTAAACGATATATTAAGTCATGAAAGATATTTTGATAAACTTAGCACAACAGCACCAAGAAAATTAATTGAAAGACAAATTGTTTTACATCACACTAAAGGGGTAAACCCTAGTTTTGGAAACGCAGCAGCTACTAAAGATCTACAATTATTAAATGGACTTGTTAATAAAAAAATTACAACGTTTGAAAACACTGCAAAAAAAAGAAAATTAAACGCTAATGAAATTTTAGAATTAAAAAACATGGGAGCTAAGATTACAGACTTTGATGGTAAAGTTGTTGGTGGTGGTTCTTTAGTTGCTGAAAAACAATATGCTGCAATTGAAAAGAAAGCTTTAGACTATGCTAAAGGAGATAAGTTTAATGTTAAAACAGTTGCTAGTTATTTAGAAAGATTAGGTTGTGGTAAAGCAGCAGGTGGTAGAATTTTAATGAGTAATGGTGGTGCAACATTAACTGAGTGTGCAATAGCAGGACAAAAAAAATTAAATAAAGGTTTAACAAATGGTTTTGGTAGTAAAACTGAAGGAGAGTTAGCAAAAAAAATACTACAAGCAGGTAGAGGAATGGGTAGTATGTTTGCATTAAGAAATATATTAGGTCCAGCAGCAGTTGGTTTTACTGTAGCTGCAGAAGCAGGATTAGTTGGTTATGATATGTTAGCAACAGGTAAATCATTTAAAGAAGCAGTAGGAAGTAGTTTATTTAATTATGCACTAGGAGATAAAACTCAAATAGATAATAAAAAATTAAGATACCAAGGTTATGCAGATGCTGGAGTAAGTGCAAATCAAATAGGTAAAATATCTGCTTATGAAAACGCAATAGATGAAATGAATAGTACGTTTGCAGAATTTGATGAAGAAAACAGACTCTATAATATTGCTGTAAGTCAAAAAGGTAAAGGTAGAATGGATCCAACAAGATATGAAAAAACAAAACAACAACAAATAGAAAATTTTTACAATCAAGCAGATAAAAATAAAGCATTAATTCAAGATCTAGCAAGAACACAAACAGAAGATAGATTAGATAAAGCTCTTGACCCTATGGTTCCAGCGCTAATGTCTGACGCTGATGCAAAAAGAAAAGCAATGCAACTAACAAAACCAAGAACTGTTGCTTTTGGAAATTTTATGGATACAGCATTTCCTAAAGGATTTCTTAGTGACACAACTTATAAAGAAGATAGAGATAAAGCTGTAAATTATATGCCGGAAGTACAAGAATATTACAGAGGCAATCTTTTTGCAGGCGGAGGTATAGCAGGGCTATCTGGTGGTGATCCAGAAGGTGCAATGTTAACATCTATGAACCCTGACTCACAAGGGTTGCGTTCATTATATAAAAATGGTAGAAAACTATAACGGAGAATAAATGGCAGATATAGATAAAGCTCTCCCGAACACTCGTACTGAATTAAAGGTTCCTGGGCCGGAACAAGACGTCGAGATTCAAGAGCAAGAACAACAAAAAGGACCGGTAGAAGTAACACCAGAAGAAGATGGTGGTGCAACGATTGATTTTGAACCAAGTGCTGTAAATCAAGCAAGCACAGAAAATCATTTCGATAACCTTGCAGATATTTTACCAGAAGAAACTTTAGATCCTGTTGGATCAAAATTAAGATCAGATTATCAAGACTACAAAGCATCAAGAAAAGATTGGGAACGAGCATACATAAATGG